TGTGAGCAAACTGTTCTAGAACTTTTATTATTTTTTTTAAGATAAACATCATAGTGGTCAGATATTATTTTCTTAGCAACATCAATATTTAACTTTCCTTTATTTTTATCAATAAGGTCAGATAATCTTACCATTCTTGCACCTTGATGTCTTCTTACATCAAAAAACCCTTGATTAATACATTCTAAATTTCTAATTCTCGCGTCATACGTTGCATTAAAACCAATAAAATATCCATTTTTGGTTCTCTCAATATTGTGATATTGAAGTCCTAGTTCTATTCTCATTATTTCATTATTATTTATATCTCCAAACAACCAAGAGTTTGCATAGTCTCCTGAATTATTTTCCAATAAAATGTTAATGTAATCATCAAGATTATTACCATATTGCATTGCTTTGCGAATACGATATGCAATGGGAGTTTTTTTTTCATACATAATGAAACCGCCAATTGTAGTTTCTGTTCCAATAATTCCTTTTGAAGTAACAAAAAAATCTGTGCCACTCCATATCCAACAAGGCGACGTCTGCATAATGAATCGCGCACCCTTATCCGGTTGCACATCTAAAACAATATAAGCATATTGACCGTCTATAAAATCAGAAAACGAATTGTGTGCAACTACAATTTTGCCGTCTTTTGTCCAATCATTACCTACAGCAATAAAAGCACTACATTTATCTCTTGCCCCACCTTCAATTTGTTTTTGTGTAGTAGAATTTTGTGTAATATCTGTAGATTGATACCAATATGGTATTGACATATAAAAATTCCACGCAATAATTTCTTTAATAGTTGTTGTACAACCATTATCATTTAGTCCTTCGGCAATTCCACTCATTTCTTCAAACATTTCAGGAAAATCTTTTTTTGTAAAATCATAAAAATCGTCGTTTATTTTTTCAATAAAAAAATCCCACGATTTACCATAAGACTCATACATTAAAAACTTGAGCATTTTTTGAATTTTAGAAAAATCATCTGCGCATAAATAACCATATGCATATCCTCTTTCTCTCGGTTTTCCTTTAATTGATATATATTTCCAACCATTTTTTTCATATTTATACCCATTAACTGCCTTCATTTATATTTATAAATATATAATTTATAAATATATCATTACATATTTAACATTAGTATTCCAATAATTAAAAATAATAAAATAAATGGCAAAAATACTAATAGCCAAGATAACGCAGTGTTGCCGTCTTTACATATTAAATTTAATACATAAGTCCAAAATAATATATATATTAATTTAACAATAAATACAATTGTTGTATTAGGAACGCGACAAGAAAATGACCCTAAACTATAACTATTTGAATTGCCAATATTCTGAATAAATACAATAATCAAAGCAAACATAGATATCGTAAAATATAACATAGAAGGGGTGCATAATTTTTTATATCTATCCAATAGTTTCATTTATATATTATTCAAAGAAAAAATAAGATTATTTAGATATATGTTTCAGTTGTCCTTGCCACGCCATAGGATTATTTGGTGGAGAATTCCCATTAAGAATATTATATGTACTACCAATACCATAATTCAGCTGTCTTCCTAAATTAATAAAATCTTGACTTAAAAAATTAGACAGATTACCACCGTGCATTTTTTTATTAAATTTTTTAGCAACATTCATCTTTTTACCTCCGCGTATAGGAACCGGACTTCCTAAAAAGGGTGGATTTGCATTTATATTTTGCATACTTGTTTGTGGATCTCCATTATTATACAAGTTATTTTTATAATAATTTGCATCTCCTGGTATGTTATTCACCCCTGGCAAATTAGTTACACTATTATAAGGATTTCCAACTAGTCCATTTGGATAAGGAATTCCATTATTGCTAATAATTGAATTATTTCCTCCTTTCATTTGATTATTTTTATGACTTTTTTTATGACTTTTTTTATTACTTTTATGTTTTTTTCCGCCTAATTGTAATCCACATCCACAACTTCCGCCTTTTTGCATTTGTAAAGGATTTAAAAAATTGAACCCGCTTGATGGCGGACCAGTAGATGGATACATTGGGTTTTCGCCATTCGTATTTGTATAAGCTAAAAAAGGATTAGTTACAGTTGGACCTGTATAAGGATAGGCAACATTTACATCTGCACTAAGCAACTTACCTCCTGAATATTTTTTATTTTTATGTAAATTTTTAAATGTTTTTGCACAACCACGCATTTTATACATTTTAGTATTTTCTTTTTTTGTATATATATTTTTTTTCATTTATTTATACATTAACTAAAGAAATTATTCAATATCTACATGTGTTAAGAAATGTCTTCTACAACACATTTTTTTCATATTTAACTCGTCTAAAACCCTACCTTCTGGGGTTTTCTCTCGAAAATCTTTTGTAAGATAAATTACTTTATCGAACTTCATATTATTTTGTAACTTTATTTTACATACTTCTTGAGTATAATATCTATATTTATCTGCAATAACCATACCACACGTAAAACATTTAATAGGAATAATCATTTTTTATATAGTATAAATATACATTATATAATTTTAAATCATTTTTATTTTTTTTCTAAATAGATAAACAACTTACAATATAATTTTTTATTGTAATTCAGGTATAATTATTTACAAATGTAATATTATAAATTTATAATAATACAAATTACAACGAATAATAATACCATTATTGTTTTACTATTCATACATTCGTGTTACAATTCTTTTACTATATAACCTTTATTTGTTTTTACTTTAATATGTTGTGTTTTTGTTTCTTTATGAAAATCATCGTGACATTTTTTACATAAACTCAATAAATTTGGCAATTTATTTTTATGAGCTTTTATCCCGTCAAGATGTAAATACCCGTCGTTATCTGCGGACGATTGATGAATTAGATGATGAACTTCTGAACTAACGTTTAAATTACAATTTTCACAAATACCAATTAATTTTTTTGAATTAAAATGGGAAATTTTTTTTGAGAGAACACCTTCACTTTGTTTATTGTATTTCATACGAATTTCATAAGCTAACTCTATGAAATCATCTGGCAAATTCAAACTTTTGGCTACTTCTAATCCATATACACCGCTTCCAGGTCCATCTTTTAACTTTCTATCGTATATTAGTAAATCCTTTTCTTTATCGTACACTACTGACATATGTTTTATTTTTAAACTATCAATGCCTGTAATCTCATCATAGTTAACAATTTCGTGTAAATGAGTAGCAAATATACAACTTGCTTTTTTTGTATGCAAATTACAAATTGCAGAAACACATATACTTATAGCAGATGTAATTTCAGTTCCAGAACACAACTCGTCTCCTAAAACCAAACTATTTTTATCTGCTAGTCTTAAGATTGTTCTTAGTTCAGACATTTCAACTGCAAATGTTGATAGCCCTTTAAAAATATTATCATTGCCCAATATTCTGGTGAATATATATTTATAAGGTTTAAAAATAAATTCACTACACGGAACATATAATCCTGCTTGCGCCATCATAACTGAAATACCTAAGCTTTTGATTAAGCTTGTTTTACCAACTGCGTTTGTCCCATATAATAAAATAAAATCAGTATCATTATCTCCTAATATTATATTATTTGTAACATAAAATTCATTTGTTTGTAAGTTTTCTATTAAAATGTGACGGATATTTGTAGCTTTTACAAATGATTTATCTGCAGTTTGAATATTAGGTTTGCAAAAATTATATTTTTTACTTGTATTAGCTTTACTTAATATAATATCTAAGTATGTAACAAAGTTAATTATTTGCTCTATTTTTTCTTGATATTTCTCTCCAAATATATATATAAAGTTATTATATACTCTTAAAATTAAATCCCGAATACATGATTTTGTGATTGAAATATTATTACAGAGTTTATCTATTTGGTTATCACAAATAAATGTATTTGATGCGGTTTGTTTTAAATAATTAAAACCGCCCTTTTTAATAAAAAACTGAATAGACTTATCATTATATTTTAATTGAATTGGTGTTTCTTGTGGAGGCAACAATTCTTCTAATATTTTCGCACGTTTATTTGTTGTTACTAAACTATAATTATTTTTTTCTGTTTCGTGAATTTTCACATAATCATTTGTTTTAATATTTTTTTCTTTGTTTTTTATTAAATCGCTTAAATAGTTTTTTATGGTTTCTAATTGAAATACTGAATCTTGAATAATACTTGTTTTTTCATCTAATATATCATCAATACCATTGTTGATAAAATTATGTTCAAACGATTGCAATTGTTCAATCTCTTTTGCTAACTCTAAATTTAAATAGTGATGAATAAAGTTATTAATATCAATACAATCTTTTTTGATGTTTAATATATTTATATCTTTGAATGTTAAATATTGTACTATTATTGTATCATCTATAACTGCATCATACAACTCAATTATAGTATTTATGTTATTATATAAATTATAAAAAGAATTAGGGGAAATTTTTTTTATAAAGACTTGTCTCTCCCATTTTGAAATATCCTTAATTTCTTTTAACTTTGATGATAACACATTAAAATATATATCAAATTTGTTTAATATATATTCAATTATATCATATTCATTATTTAAAAATTCTTCATTTGTGGTAGGATTCAAAAAATGGTAACTAAATTTGCGCTTACCCATTGGGGTAAGACAATTATTCAGCAATTTTAAAACAGATGAGCATTTACCATTATAATTATTATCATCAATAATATTGAGTTGTTTTAATGAATGATTTGCTAAAATTAACCGCTCTGTAAAATTGTCAAACTTAGGTTCGCTTATTTTATATACAAGGTGTGGGTTATGTTGATACATAAAATCAAGCAGATAACAAAATGACTGAGTTGCTATTATATTATCATAAAAATTTTGAAAAAATATATCATTGTCATTTATTTTATAAAATTTATTTAAAATTTCTTTTTGGTATATTTGTTTCATACAATTATGTACTCTAACATATTTTTCTGTATTTGTATTTGTATTTGGCGTATCTAAGCTTATTTTATGGATTACCTTACATTTTACATTTACATAATTAATTATATCATTTATGTTATCTTGAGGTAAGTTTGATATAATAATAAATTCACTTGGATTATAAATTGAAATAAAACGCTCTAGTTCATCAAATGTAGTAGGTGCATTTAAATACTTTTCTTTATATTCAAAAATATTTGTGTTTCCTGTATAAATATCAATATTTGATATACCAATCACGACAACCTTTCCTTTAGTAAATTTGTTGTCAATTAAATCAATCCACACACAAGTAGTATTATTTGTTAACTGTGTATTTTCATTTGCAAAAAATGTACCTGGTGAATAAATACCTTCCAATGACCGGGTTGTATTTTTTGCGGCTTCGTCTTGTTTATATACAACGGCAGTATATCCAGCATCTTGAATTTTCCGCAAATATTTATCAATCATAAAATCTTTGAATCCTGCCATAACAACTATTTTATTTTCTAAAGTTGAATTTTTATCCACTACATTTAATTCACAAATTTGAGAGAATTCAATTATTTTACTACCTGTTATGTTACCTATTTTATCCTTTAACCCATACACTTCAAAAAAAGACCCGACTTGCATAAGCATTATTGTATTGTCACCATATTCACGTGCGTATTTCTCGCTAATCTCAAAAAATTCTTTTATTAGCGCCATTATAATATATTATTAACAAACCTTTATATTATTTATAAAAAACATATCACG